TTCCTAAATTAAAAAGTGGAGCAATGAGCAAACCTGAACAGGACGTTAGAAAACTAGCAGTAGAGTCAAAACAGATTATGAATGATATGGGCATAAAATGTATAGACGTACAGCCTGAATGGAAAACAGACACGTTAATTGGTCACCCTGATTTAGTAGCAGAATATGAAGGCAAAAAAATATTAATTGATATAAAATTTACGCAAACTAAAGAAGACGATAATTGCAAATGGAATCCGTATGCGTGGGGTGGAGATTTATCTACTAAAGACTATACACAAGCCAAGCATTACGTATATATGGCAAAAGAAATACTTAACGAAAAATTGCCTTTTTATTATCTGATATTTGGCAAAAGTGGATGGGTTAAATTCTTAGAAATTGAAATCAGCAAATCTACGTTAGATGCACACGCAAATTTATTAAAACATTTACAAGAGGATTTAGTTGATTTTGTAGGTTATCCAACAGATAATCCAAAGTTGTGCAAGTCCTGTCCACACTTAAATACGTGTGAATCAGCAACACTTTTACCTAAAATTGAAAAAATTAGCATATAATTTTATAGCTTAAATGACTAAAAATCAAAGTTTTACAAAGAAAATGCAAAAAAAAATAAAAAAAAACAAAATAAATTGTAATTGATTCAACTTTTTTTCTTATATTTATAGTATAATTAAAACAAATAAAAACAACTAAAATTTAAAAAAATGAAATTAAGAAATCAAGTAAAAGAAAACAGAACATTTTGGGCAGGAACAAGTCCAATGCAAGACAAATACGATACACTTTGGAGATTAGTACCTTCGCAAGGAGAAGTAATCTTAGAAAACAAAGAATTACAAAAATCAGTAGAAGCGTTTAGAAGCATTACAAGACTTTATTATGATGTATATAATAATGGTGGATGTAACGTTGCTGAAAACAGATGGGACGAATGGTCAATTGCAGACTACTACAAACCTTTAGTAAGAAACGTGCAAGAAATTGTAGAAGACGTAGATGTAAAAGACACAATTATTGAATTATGTTGTAGAAACTATATGTCACAAAAAATGTTAGAACGATTAGAACAAATTGCTAATAGAATTGTAAGAAATGCGTGGGACGTATTTGTAGAAACAAGCATCAACAATCAAGTAGAATATAATCAAGTAGCATACTAAAAAAATAGCATAATATGAAAATAATAGGAAGCAAAAGAACGTTAGCAGAAATTCGTAAAGAAATAGAACGTTTAGAAAAATTAGACACAGAAACTACTAACCGAGTACGAGCATCGTATTCAATAAAAACAACTAAAAATGAACAAACCAAAAACTCAGAAGGAAGCAGTCCTTCAACATCTAAAAACAGGTAAGACCTTAACGCAAGAAGAAGCGTACAATAAAATAGGCACACAAAGATTAGGAGCAATAATATTTAATTTACGTAAAGATGGGTATGATATTGAATCAATACCATTAAAAGGCAGAAACAGATTTGGTAACAACGTAAATTTATGTAAATATTATTTAGTAGATAATGATTACGTAAACTAATAATGAAACAGGTTAAAAAAGAAGGGAGTCCTCATAACTCAAAAATTGGTGTCCTTGCGTTGAAACAGACCATAAGTGACAATAACCAAAAATTGGTAGAGGTTACAAATCTAATTAATAACTGAGCGGTTATACTTTGTGTGTGATTTGCCCTTCTTTTTTTTCCTTTTTTAAAATATTTTTATTATATTTATAGTATAAACCAACTAAAACAACTAAAATGCAAAAAGAACTTAAAGAAGAACTTGTAGAACACCTTGTAGAATACCTAGAAGGACACCAAGATATGTACGCTTGTGATATTGTAACAAATGCGTTCAAAAATAATTATATAATATATTACGCTAGAGCTGATAAATGGCTAGAAAAATATGGAAGTCATAAAACAATAGGTAGAGAAGTCGTAGAATACGATACGTTACATTTTGGCACAGGTCAAATAGATTATTTTGATTCTGAAAAATTAGTACACAGATACGCAAGAATGAATTGTGAAGAAATAATAGCAGATAGCAAAATAGCAATTGACAATTGGAATAACAGATTGTCAGAATGTAGTAAAGACGAGTTAATTTATGAACTAAAACAAATGATATGAAAAAAATAGAATTACAACTGTATGAAACTATTATAAAAGAATTGCCAAAAATTGCTGAAGCATTACAAACTATAGCAATAGAAAGTGAAAAACCATCTGATTTGTTACACGGATTAAATGTTAAACAATTAGAAAAACAATTAGAGTGGTACGAATATTTTGGAGAAAAAGTAAATAATTTAGATGCAAATATTAATGATATTGCTTGTGAATTTGCTGATAATCGTACTGAGTTAGAATATGGAAAATATACAAAATAAAAATTATGAACTTACAAAATAAAGAAGCAGTATTAATTAAAACAGATGGTACTTACGAATCAGTAAAACCAAAAAACAAAACTCATTTTGTACTTAAAGAATTGCAAGAATATGTTAATGGATTAATACAAATGTTGCCTAGCAATGAACAAGGATATGTATTAATAGTAAATGAAGAAGCAGGTTGTCATAATGATTCAGAAGAAAACATTAGAGGTAGTATGTATTACAAATATGGTAGAACTAACAAATTGTTAGGTGATATACTAATTGTAAAGACAAAATACCTTAAATAACTGCCAATATTTACTGCCACATTAGCATAAAAATAATTTAAAAAAATCTAAAAAAATTGTAGATATTTTAATAAATATAGTTATATTTACACTATAATTAAACAACTAAAAAATGAAATTAAAAACTAAACAAGACGTACTAAATTTAATTAAAACAAAAACGTGGCAAACACTAACTAAAGAAGAAAAAACAAAAATTTTCTTAATAGGATTAAAATTGCCAACTACTGTAGACGTTAAACTAAAAACCAACTAATATGCCACAAATTTTAACAAAAAGAGGGTATGACTTTTACGAATGTGCTTCAGCATTACAAAAGGGAATAAGACGTAATGACCTAAAAATTGCAGGATATTTTGGACTAGAATTATTTATGTCAGGATATAAAAAATATGTATGGAAAAGATTGTTGACTGTATCAGCAGAAGACTGTGATGGAATTATAACAACAGAAATACATAATTTGTACAAATCGTGGCAAATGATTAATGAAGGGAAAAAAGAAAAAAACAAAGGACGTATATTTGTTAGCAAAGCAATATTAATTTTATGCAAGTGGTACAAAAATAGAGACGCAGACCATTTACAATGTTTAGTGTACGACAAGAAAAAAGGAATAACAGATGAAGAAATACACACTTACGTAAAAAAACTAGATGCAGTAAAATCGTGCTACATACCTCCATACACTTATGACGTACACACTAGAAAAGGAAAACAAATGGGCAAAACAAAAGAAGACTTTTTTAAGTCAGAAAAAAATTGTTTGACTCCTATAATGCAAACTAATTTATTTGATGACCTTATATGAAAACAATAATAGTAATTTTGTTTATTGCAGGACTTGTGTACGTATTGTTTAATGATGATAATAATAACATAGAGCAAAATATGAAAGAGTATGACAAAAAGAAAAGAAGGTGAATCGTATTCAGACTATAAGTTAAGAAGGAAAGTAGAAAACTTATTGTTAAAGAAAAAACTGAAAGGAATAATGTATTGGAATAGCAACGAACGTAAAACCTATACTAAAGATTTAGAAGCAAAACTTATTGCAGAATCCATAGAAAAAAAAGAAACTGAAGAAAGTTAAAAAAAATGTGTATATTTGCACTACGCTTGATTTCTAAGGTGAAACTGCCTGTAAGCGTTTATAGTTGGACGTTTATCAAAATGGAAAGAAGGAGACTATTTATTTAGTCTCTTTTTTTTTGTATGTTACTAGAATTTTTCGTATAATTGCAATAAATTTATTATATGAAATACAAGCAATCTAAAGACTTCAAAGTTTATGATGTCCCTGTTAACGAGTTGAATCCTGCCGAATATAATCCAAGAAAAATTAGTAGTAAAGAATTGTACGATTTAAAAAACTCAATTGAGAAATTTAGGATAGTAGAACCGTTAGTTGTAAATAAACATAAGGATAGAGTTAATGTAGTAGTAGGTGGGCATCAAAGATTAAAGTTGTGGGCAGAACTAGGATATGACACGATACCTTGTAAATTCGTTGATTTGGATTTAGAACTTGAAAAGGAACTTAACGTCAGACTAAACAAAAACGGTGGACAATTTGACGATGAGTTGTTAGCAGAATTTTTTACGCACAATCAATTAATAGATTATGGTTTTGATTTGTGGGATTTAAAAGAGCAAATGGACGAGTTGCAAGACAATGTAAAAGAAGAAGTGGAAATAGAAAAAATGGAGACGTTTCTGTATGAACATCACGATTATATAGTAGTAAAGTTTGACCACTTTCAAGACTTTTTAAAAGCAGTTAATATTTTTGACCTAAGAAGGGTAGATGTAAGTATGAGTGAAAAAACTAGAAAAACAGGATTAGGTAGAATTATGAAAAGTGAAACTTTTTTTAAGAAACTAAAAGATTATGTTGCAGAAGGTAGTCATTAGCAGAAGCAGATGGAATACCATAACAACGCATAAGTTGTTAAAAGACTTTACTTTAATTGTACCTGAAAGTGAAAAGCAAGAATATTCTGATAGAATAAAAAATTGTGAAATAAAAACAATACCTGACGATATTGTTGGCTTGGGTAAAATTAGAAATTATTGTATTGACTTGTATAAGGGCAAGGATATAATGATATTTGATGATGATATTAGAGAATTTTTAAATTTAACAAGAGAGAGACCGTTACGTATAAGTGAGCCTGATACCGTACAAGAGTTAATTGACAATTTGTATAATATGGCTTTGGATATGGACGTTAAGTTTTTTGGATTTAGTCAAAAAGCAGACGTACGAAAGTATATGGCAAACCAACCATTTAGTTTAACGTCAACGTATATTGGGTGTGCAGTAGGAATTATATCAAATGAATTAAGATTTACAGAACAAAATAAATTTAAAGTAGACGTAGATTATACTTTACAACAACTTATGCACCATCGTATTATATTGTTAGACGAACGTTTTAGTGTATCACAAATTAGAGACACTAACAGGGGTGGCAATAGTAAATATCGTACAAAAGAAAGTACAATATTAGAAATGGAATATTTAGAAGAAAAGTGGGGTAAGTATTTAAAAATTGGACAAACTAAAAACAAAGAGCAAACTAGAGTTAAAGTACCTAGAACACAACAATTGTCAATATGAAAATAATAGTAACAGGTGGAATGGGTTTTGTAGGATTTGAATTATGTAAGAAATTACATAGTTTAGGATATACCGTGCATAGTATAGACAATATGTCAACAAATGACAGGGACTTTTATGATAGTAGAATGGTAAACGATTGGTATAGCACAACAAGTTGTATAACACAAGTAAGTAAAGACTTTTTTCAAGGAGCAGATATTATATTTCATTGTGCAGCCAAAGCAAGAGTACAAGACAGTTTAAAAGACCCTAATGATTATTTGTATAATAACATAGTAGGAACGCATAGAGTATGCTTAGAAGCAATGAAAAACGATAGTAAGTTTTTTTTTATTAGCAGTAGTAGTGTACAATCAGATGTTGAATTAAGTCCATACTCGCAAAGTAAAAAAATAAGTGAAAAAATAATGTTGTTTAATGGATTTAAAAACAATATAATAAGACTTTACAACGTATATGGTGAACAAATGCCACGCAGAATAAATACAACGTTAGTAGGTAATATACTTAACGCAATAGATAATGATAGACATATAGAATTATATGGTGACGGTAGTAAATTAAGAGACTTTACGCATATAGAAGACGTAGTAGATAATTTAGTTAAGTTAATTGACAAAGATTATCATAACGTAATTGAGTTAGGTATGGGTAAACCTGAAAAAATAATAGACGTAATAAAAGCAAGTGGAGTAAAATACGAAAAAAAGAAAGCCAAGAAATTTGAAAGTAGTGAAAGTAGAGCAATGACGCATAACCACAATAAGTTTGATATTAAGTTTAAGCATAACGTAATAGACTTTTTAAAAAATTATAGCAATGGAAGAAAAAAATAAAGCACTAGAAGAAAAGGCAGAAGAAATAAGACAAATAAGACACCCTAAAAAAAGAGCATTATTAGAAGCGTTGATTAAAAGTATGGGTATAGTAACACCTGCCTGTATGAAAACAGGAATACACAGAAGCACACACTACAGATGGCTGAAAGAAGACGAGGAGTATAAAGCACAAGTAGAGGATATAAATAACATAGCGTTAGACGCATCAGAAACGTCTCTATTTACACAAATAGCTAAGTATAACACAACAGCTACTATATTTCATTTAAAGACAAAGGGGAAGCATAGAGGTTATGTAGAACGTATAGAACATAGTGGGGTAGATGACAAACCGATTATATTTAAAGAAGTTAAGACGTACGAGAATAAAGAAGAAGCAAATGATAACTAATTTTTTATTATTGTTAATAGCTTGGCTATTATATACAAAAGATGACAAAAAAGAATAAAGGTAAGGAAAAGCAAATGTTCTTTGAAATATGGAACGAACGTGAACATAGATGTACTAATTGTAAAAAACATTTAGGCAATGAACCTATAGCACATTTTTTTTCACATATAAAACCAAAAGGATTGTACCCTGAGTTAAAATATGATAAGGATAACATACAATTATTATGTATGGAATGTCACTACGCACACGACTTTCAAGGTAATGATAAGTTTAACTCTTTAAAAAAATGAAAAAGCAAGAGTGGAGATTATTTGTATTCTATATGATAATTATAATACTAATGTTACTTTGTAACGTATGATACTAACAGCTAAACAGACTAAAGCGTTAGATATATTAGAAGACAAAACAACAAACACATTATTGTTTGGTGGGGGAGCAGGGGGTGGCAAAAGCGTATTAGGTTGTTATTGGATATTAAAGAATTGTTTAAAGTATAAGAAAACAAGATGGATAATAGGACGTGCAAAGTTAAAGATATTAAAAGAGACCACACTAAACACGTTGTTTGAGGTAATGAATATACAAGGCATAACAGTAGACCATTATAAATACAACAGTACAAGTAGTAGCTTTTTATTTTATCATACGCAATCAGAAATAATATTAAAGGATTTGTATTACTATCCGTCAGACCCAGACTACACAGCGTTAGGAGGTATTGAGATAACAGGAGCATTTATAGATGAAGCAGCAGAAGTCAATCAGAAAGCATATCAAATATTAAGTAGTAGAATAAGATACAAATTAGATACGCACAACCTTGTACCAAAGATATTAATGACCTGCAACCCTAGTAAGAATTGGTTGTATAATGAGTTTTACAAATTAGACAAAGAAAATAAACTACCTGAAAACAAAAAATTTTTAAAATCATTAGTTACAGATAATCCGTCAATAAGTAAGCACTATATTAAACAACTAAAGACACTTGACAAAATCAGTAAGGAACGTTTACTGTATGGTAATTGGGAATATGATGATGATGATACTAAGTTGTTTATATATGATAAAATACTAGACTCTTTTAGCAATCAATATGTATCAGGTGGAGACTATTATTTAACTATAGATGTAGCTAGATTTGGTAAAGACAAATCAGTAGTATGTTGTTGGAATGGATATAGATGTGAATACATACAAACGTACAGCAAAATATCACTAACAGAATTAGCTAAGAATGTGAATGAAATAGCTAGAAAAAACAAAGTACCACGTAGTCAAATAATAATAGATGAAGACGGTGTAGGTGGGGGTTTAGTAGATATGATTAATGGGTGTAAAGGATTTGTGAATAATAGTAAAGCATTAGATGGAGAAAACTATTCTAATCTTAGATGTCAATGTTACTATAAGTTTGCAGAAAAAATAAATAAAGGTGAAGTATATATAACACCAAACGAACATAAGGATTTGATAGTACAGGAGTTAGAAGTTATACAAATGAAGGATATTGATAAGGATAACAAGTTAAGCATAATAGGTAAAGACAAGATAAAAGAATATATTGGCAGAAGTCCTGACTTTGCAGACGCACTTATGATGCGTATATATGGAGAGTTAAACAAAACTAGAATAACATACTTTGGTTAATTAAAAACTGCGTTAAAAAACTGAAGTAATAACTTAAATTTGTAAATATGATAATTGTAAACGTAAACGATAAGACTAAAAAAATACCAACGCATTACAAGGATATGACCGTAAAAAAATTTCAAAGTTTATGGAAAATTCTTTGTAAATATGATACTGACAAATTAAAGAGAGAAGAAGGAGACGTTGATGTATTAAAAGTAGTTGAAATGGAAAGTCAATGCACTATTGAAATATGTGCAAACCTTTTAGAAATAACAACAGATGAAGCTAGTAGAATACCATTTGCAAAAGCAGTTGAAGTAGTAGAAGTGTTTAATAATATGATGAGTAAAAACTTCATAAACGAACAAACAGCCGAAAGTTGGAGTAAATGGGGATTTACTTTTAAGGGTGAAATGTATTACTTTCCAAAAATAAATTTTGAAGATATGACGTTTGGTGAATTTGCTGAACTTCAACAAATTAAAGAAATATATGGCAAGGAAGTAGAGCAAAGATTTGACTTTATACCGATGCAATTAGCAAGGTCTTGTAGAAAGCATAATGAAGGTAAAGATGATTATGACCTAGACGAAAGAGCAAAGATGTTTGAGGAAGTAGATATGGAAACTGTTTTGAAGTGGACTTTTTTTTTGACTCGTCAAGCCGACATATTGAACAGAAGTACCCAAACCTCAAAGCTAATAGAGCAGACGCTATTGCAAAGAAAGTCAGCAATATCATCTCAGGATATGGGTGGTTAAACAGTATATACGCAATAGCTAAAGATGGAATCTTTACTAAGCAACCGTATAATGCAGTTGAATCAGTAGAAGAAGAAGACGTATATAAAGTGTTGACTTATATGAGTTGGAAAACAGCACAATCAGATTATAGGTATGAATATAATAAGTTGAAGGAAAAACAAAATAAACAAAGACAAAGATTAAAGTAATGGCTAAAAAAAGAAAAAAGAAAAAAAAGGGAAGTAAATCAGGTGGATATAAAAAAAGTTATAAGTAATGGCAATAATACAAGACTTACAGAATCTAAGTGCAGGGCTTGAAGGGTCAAGACAAGCTACAGGTTCGTTTGATACGTACAAGTTCGGATATTTAGGAGAAATAAACCAAATGCACCGTACAGATTATCCGTTAATATTATTAACTCCACCAACGTCAAGAGCAGAAAATATTTTTAAAGGTGACCAATTGTGGAATTGTAAATTTTATTGTTATAAACAATTTAGTGACGTACAAGATGGACAACAAAACACAGGTCCTGTATTGCCACCAAACTACACTTTAGAAAATGCGTTTGATGATTTAGAAGATAGATTTACTACTTTGATGGAGCATTTTCACTTAAACAATAAGTATAAATGGATGTTAGAACCAACGTGGGACATTGAACGAGTAAGTCACGAGTTTAACGATGAGTTAGTAGGAATAGAAATTACTTGTGGAATAAGAGCATTTAGAAGGTGTATAGAGTTAGAAGTTAATGATACAACAAGCTACCCACCACCACCAACAAGTGATTAAGGAGAATAAAAAATAATATATGTTAAGTAGTAAAGCATTACATAAAATTGGAGAAGTATTAGCAGTAGGTTTTGGAGTTACACTTGTTAAGCAAGGACGTAACAAAAAATCAGGTGGACTTATTGACTCTTTACATACTAAAATATTAAAGCCAAATAGCGTAAGCGTACTAGGTAATCACTATTGGAGATTTGTAGACAAAGGAGTAAGAGCAGACCAAATTAAAAGTCCATTTGCTCCTGCAAGAATAAACGGATTAATAAAATGGTTAATTAGCAAAGGTATAGGAAGTGCAAAGAAAACTACTAGACAAATAGCATACGCTATAGCACATACACACGGAAAAAAAGGTATGCCTACAATGAAGGGTAAATTTGATAAAAGCAGATTAAACTTTGTAGACAAAACTTTATTAAGAGAAAAAAGAACATTGTCAGATGCAATTAATGAAGCAGTAAATGAAGAAGTAATGACAATAATAAAAAAATTATAATTATGAGTGAATATGGATATGCAGGTCCTCAACCGATAAGAACAGCTAGAACTAACGCAGAAGCACCTGATGCAACTTTACAGCAACGTTTAGATGAAGCACAAACTACAAACACGTTTCAACCATTAATGAGTGATGGAACGTATCACCCACGTAACGCAGAACGTTTTGCATATTTACAGCAACAATTAACTAACACACAAAATAGTGCAATAAGTGAAGCACCATATAGTGAGAATCCTTTTTTAATTTCACAAGTCAATCAAATAAGTGGACAATTATCAGGTGGAGTAACACCGTTTCACGTTAGCGAACAACCTGACCCTTATTTTGATGGTCCTAGTGAAGAACCTGAAGACCCTAACCCACCTGTACCAACAGTAGGACACTTGTACACTAGCACAAGACCTATTATGTTGTTTGCAGTAGGAGGTTCAGTTAACTTAATATATAGAGTAATTATTAGTAGAGACGGTGGAAGCAATTGGATAAAAATATCTAACATACTAAGGCAACCTTCTGTTAATCAAAGTCCTTATTATGAAGTTGACATAACTACTATAGTAAATAGTTATATACAATCTTACGTGCCACATAGTTTAGCTAAAAACACTTCTACATACCCAACGTTAGCTAATTACTTAGGAGGTTTTTGGGTAGTAAAAGATGGAGCAATAAGAGCAAGTATCATTTGCACAGGTGAAGCGTATGATGCAAATGGCTTTTTATCTTATGACCCTGACGAAAGCAATTGGATTCAAATGTTTGATAGAAATTGGTATATAGATGCCAATGTACAACACCACGAAACTAAATATAGAAATCAAAAACGTTGGTTAGAAGACTATCATATTAGCGATATGGATAACCCTATTACTTCACACGGTCGTAGATATAAATTCTTGACTAATAGCAAAATGAAAATAAGTAACGGATTTATAAATGAATGTAGAGGGTTTGATGATTATTTGTCAATATTTTATAGGCACGAATTAACACAAGACAACCCTCTTTGTATGTGGGCAAAAATAACTACAACGTCAGGGGGTCAACATTATATGCCTATCAGTAATCGTGTTCCAAATTTGGGTGTAGTACGAGGTCAAAATTATTTTATGTATGATGTAGGAATTAATTGGGTAGAACATATTATATCAAATGGATATTTAACAGCAGGTATAATAAATAATTTTACTACACTTCCACCATCATCTGTAGTAGGTAACATAGCTAGATACGAAGTGTGGCTAGGTAAGTGGGATATAGGATTACAAGAGCCAGACCATACGTCTAACAAATGGACTGAAAAAAGAGAATATAGAATTGTAGAGAATAGTTGTTGTGGAAAAGGATTTCAAAGAATATTTTGGAAAAATCAAAAAGGGGGTATAGATGGAATGACGTTTAGAGGAGCAAAAGAAAATATGACAATGACGTCAAATGAAATTTGGGAACGTGCATTAGGTCATCGTGAAATAAATGCTGAAGAATGGTGGCAAGTTACAGGTAATCAATATGGTATATTAAATGACTTTCATCAACGAACTCAACAAAAGCAAAAGATTAATTTAGCACATACTGAATCAGTAAGACTTGTTTCACATTGGTTAAAAAGAGACGAGTTAGAATGGTGTAAAGAAATAGTAACAAGTCCTCTTGTATGGACTGTACAAAAAGAAGACAAGCATTGGACGCCACAATACGGTTATGAAGATAGGACGCCAATATTAATAACGTCAGCAGAAATAGTTTGGTCACCGTTAGATGAAAACTTAGGTAAAATAGAAATTGTTTATAACGAACAGAAACAAATTACACAAAGGTAATGGCTTATAACGAAGTAAAAATAGATGTAACATATAATGTTATACAAGACGGTAGAGTAGAAACAGTAGAAGGCATATTAGATACTTATGATATAAACGAATTGCCTATAGCTTTAAACTATCAAGTAAAGAACGTAGAAAACATTGGAGACTCAGCAGGTAACTACTCTAAAACAATAAAAGTACCTGCAACACAAAACAATAATAAAGTATTTCATCATTTGCATAGTGACGCACTAGCAGATATTGAAGGATTAACTAAAAACAATGCGTTAGCTAGGATATGGACAAACGGTAACCTAGTATTCTCAGGGCAATTATTAGTAAAAGCAGTAATCAAAGATGACAAACCATCAGCTTATGAAATAAGTATAGTAGGAGACAATAACAATTGGATGTTTGGGTTTCAAAATGGTAATATGTGTGAAACGGAACATTTTGACCTAGCACCTTTTGATTATGACTTTGGTGACCCTGCAGTAAATTGGGTAAAAGGTCAACCAATATTAAGAAGTTGGACAAATAGCTTATGGCATTATATAAATAACAATATAGTAGACGCAGACAGTCCTGCAGATTTCGTAATACCTATAATTGTTAAAGGTCAACCTGAAGAAGCGTACACAGCACCTGTAGGAAGTCCGTTAGATGGAGCAGGAGCATTTAAAGTAAACCTATCAGACCAACTGCCAAGTCCATTTATAAAATCATTAATAGATTCTTTTTTTGCTGATGAAGGCTATACTGTAGTAAGTAACTTTTTTGAGACTACAGAATTTAAGAAGTTAATAATGACGTTAGATGAAAATGACTTTTATAGAAAATTTGGTAGTAGTGGAAGTGGTGGAGAAGGTCAAGGTTGGGACGCAGAATATGAATTTAGATACCAAAATGGATTCAATCATAATCCGTACATAGCAGATGAAACAGGTACAGCAAGTTTAGCATTTGCAAACTATAAATATACTAATTGTTATCTTATTAGTAGTATAGCTGAGGATAGATACGCAGGTACTCAATATACTGTACCGTTTAATGTGATAATAAGAGACGATGCAAAAGCGTGTATGTACTTAGCAGCGAACGACCCTAAATACCCACAACCAAGAACCTGTAATATAGCAAACTATTGGGGTAAAGCAGCAGGATATGATAATATGGGTAATAGTTATACAACTTATGATATAACGAAAACAGACCACGCTATTAATAATTTAGGAGTAACACAAAATCCGTATGATATTACAGGATTAACTAATATATCGCCTAAGTTAGGATTCCAAGATGACTTGCCTGTAAAAACAGGATTCCAAACTACCGAACCAAGAGAGCCAACACAGCACGGAGTATTTTACCCTAGTGATGACGATTGGCTAGGAGCAAACTTTTATACAGGAAGTAGTCCTGCACCAAACGGGTCAGCATCATATTTTGGAACTTCAGATGCAGCGTGTAATAATGGAAACGTATTTGAATGGAGATGTAAAAAATCAGGTAGTTATAATATAACAGGACGTATAGCATTAGCAGTAGGACAAAACACAACAGTTAAAGTAAGACTTAGAAAAATTATAGCTAACGCACAAATCAATGGAAGTACGCAACCTACAAACACAGGATATAATGATGTATGTCCTTGTTACGATGAATATGTTAAAGGTGGATTTGCAAATCAAGGTTTTGGATATACTGTATACCCTGACTACGTACAAGTATCAGGTAACTCAATGAATCTATTATATGAAGAAGTAACTTGTGTTGGTGGAACTGTAGACCAGCAAGTAAGTTGGAATACATATAAAGACCCACGTTTTGATGGCTTATTTTATAAAGAAGTAGATATTGATTTGCCACTAGAATCTTTTGACTTTGGTGATAGAGTATATTGCGAAATAACAGCACAACCTGTAAACATAAGCAACGTGCAAATAGATGCAGGTATAGCTTATGTATTAACTCAGGATTGTCAAATGTGGGATTGTTTTAATCCTTGTTATATAGCTGAAAAAGTAGTAGGGAATAAAGAAGCATCGTTAAGATATAATGGAACTTATGGTATGCCTGAAGCAGGTGACGGTACAGGAATTTGGCAGTCCAGACGTACATATATAAAATGGGAATTAAGTACAGCAATAGGTATAGGTGATTTCTTTACTGTAGGAGAAGTATTACCTTGTGTGCCTAAGTCAGACTTTATATCAGGATTAACAGGATTGTTTAATTTACATTGGTACACAGATGAACCTAGTAAAACTGTATATGTAGAACCATTTTCATCTTTTTACAATAGTCCACTAAATAGTGAAGCATTAGATTGGACGTTTAAAGTAGACTATCATAATGAACATAGAGTAGCATTTCTTGTGGATAGATTAAGTAGATTTATAAATTACAAATATGCAGATGATGGAAAAGATGGACACGTAGGAGAAGTAAGTGATATGCAATTTAAACATTGGCACTCAATAAAACTAGACTTTGGTACAGCATTTTTACCTGAAGAAAAAGAAGTAGGTACTGAATTTTTTGGTCCGACTTTTATGTTTAATTATGGACAAGTGACTACATCGTCAGGTGAAGGTCCTTATGTACCTTTACTAATATCAGACTTTACGCAAGACCCTGGCAACTCAGTTTTACCTGAAATTAGTAATGGATTCTTGCCACGTATATTATCGTATGAAGGATTACAACAAAGTGACGATGTATTTTGGTGTAGTTACAGGCATAATATGAACGCTAACAATACTACACCTGCACCGATAGGGTCAAATAATTATGACGGTGAAGCAACTGAATACCCTTGTGCAGTAAGTTTTATAAAAAACGCAACGTTTACTAATTTAGACTACGATGATAATGAAGACTCAGGTCAAGCAGGATTGTATAGTAGATTTTGGAAGCACTATATTGATATGTTAGCAACCAACCCAAGAATCAAAACTATTAAAGTAAGACTAGAGCCACACGATATTGCACAACTTGATTTAAGAGTACCTGTATATATAGCAGAATCAGGAAACGCAAATGGACAGTATTGGATTATTCATAAAATAATTGACTACGCACCACATAAAGACAGTTTAACTGACGTAGAACTTATACAACTAGCACACCCTACAGAATTTGTTAAGAGCATAGACCCACCAAGAGGTAGTGGTGGAATTGATGACCCACCAACTGTACACGGTAGATTACAAAACCCTAATCATTGGTTAAGTATGCCTACTGTAGACCGTAGATTTAGTGAAGGGACACCAATAGCAACACGTGTTAGTAGACCTACAGCAGGAACTAATAGACATACCTTACAAGCTAAGACTTCTAAAAATAAATTTGGTAGTCAAAGAAAAAAGAATAAAGAAGTACAATTAGTAAATGGAAAAAATGATAAGTCAATAAGAAAAGCACCAAGTTTCAGTAATAATAACAGAAATTTAGTATTTCAAAACAATGGACAAATAGCATTAGGTAACAACTTAGTATCTTATAAGAATAGTCAAATAGTATTTGGGCAATTTAATAAAAGAGACGATGACGCTATTTTAGTAATAGGTGGGGGTACAGATGAACATAATAGAAAAAATATTTTAACTATAAAAGAAGACGGTAGTATGCAATTTGGAGATGGGGGTATGAATATGGTAACTACAGATAGTGCAGGTAACGTAGTAGACTTATATACAAAAGACGGTGATAATACTACAAAAGTAATAAAATGATATGGCAGATATAACCAAAATAATAGATTTAAAGGTAGTAGGAACTGAAAAGTTACACGCATTAGAACAAGAAATTTCTAAAACTGAAAAGAAGTTAAAGAATATGACTTCAGCAGGAAAGAAAAACGTGGGTATGCAAAAGATACACCAAAAAAATATTGACAATACTAAAGTTAAATTAAAACTATTAAGAACAGAACGTAACAACGAGCAGAAAGCAATAATAACATCTACACAAGCAGCAAAACAATTAGATGGGTCGTACAATGGATTAGTAGCACGTAATAAAGAACTTATTACTAAAATGAAATCAGTAAGTGGGGGTATGAACTCTAATACTGCTGAAATGAAAGCTATGAAAAAAGAGTATGTTGACAATAACAACAAACTTAAAGAATTTGATTCTAGCTTAGGTAACAACCAAAGAAACGTAGGAAATTATGGGTCAGCATTAGGCAACGTTAAAGAACGATTGACTAACGTAGGAATGGCAGTAGGAGCAGCAGTAGTAGCGTTTCAAGCAATAAGTAACGCAGTATCATTTGCAACTAAAGACTTTATGGAATTTGAGACAGGAATGGCTAGTATTATGTCGTTAATGTCAGGTGATGATATACAACAGTTTGGACAAGAACTACAGACAGGAGCAATAGATGTAATGAAGGAATTTGGATTGCAAACTGCAGATATGAATAAAGCGATGTTTGACGCAGTATCAGCAGGTGTACCTGCAGCCGAGACTGTAGAGTTTATGCGAAATACTGCGATGTTAGCAACAGGGGGTGTAACTGATTTATCAACAGCAGTAGATGGAGTAACTACTGTAATGAACTCCTTTGGAATAGCAACAAGTGATACAGACCAAATAACTGCAGCGTTTTTCTCAGCACAAAAATTCGGTAAGACTACTGTAGAAGAATTATCTAGTAGTATAGGTAACGTAGCACCAATAGCAGTACAAGCAGGACTTGGATATAAAGAATTATTATCTGCAATGGCAGTATTAACTAAACAAGGTATATCAACTGACGAATCTGCAACTGCATTAAGAGCAACAATATCAGCATTAACTAAACCTAGTGAACAAGCTAAAAAACAATTTGACGCATTAGGTATTTCTTATGGAGCAAGCGCATTACAGTCAGAAGGATTAATGACAATACTAAAACAGATTAGTGACGCAGGTAATGAAAACGCAGATGTACTAGCAACCTTAATACCAAACGTAAAAGCATTAACAGGAGTAGGTGCATTAGGTACTGAGCAATTAGCTGAGTATGATGAAATACTTAGAACTGTTAATACTGACTATGGTGAAAACTCATCGTTAGCACAAGCAAACTCTTTACAGCAAGAGACTTTACAAAAGAAAATGGATAGGTTAAACGCTGAATTTAGAGAGCAAAAAATATTGTTAGGTGAACAACTAAAACCAATTTTTTCTGAAGTATTGAGATTATTAGGATTCTTAATTGAAAACATAGGAACTATAGCAACTGTAGTAAAAAGAGGGACGATAGCATTTGTAGCATATAAGACAGCAGTATTTGCACTTAACGGTGGATTAAAAGCTGCGTCAATAGGAATGAAAGCGATGACTATAGCAACACGTGCGTTGAATGTAGCAATGAGAGCAAACCCTGTAGGATTACTTGTAGGTGGACTAGCACTTCTAGTACCATTATTATTTAAAGGTAAAGAAGGAACAGAAGAAATGAATGAAGCACAAAGTGAGCAGGAAGCAAGAATGAAACGTATAACTGATATACAAGACAAGTATCAGCAAAATCAAATAAAAGAAATAGCATCAGCT